CTTAAATTCTTGTGGCGTCATTTCTTTATTCATGATATTCCTTTCTCATGGGTCTTGATCCACCCATGTTTGCTAGTATTGGGCGGCTAGGTAATCCAACGACCTGGCCGCCCTTTCTCTTTTAGCTTGCAATTTTTTCGTATTGTTCCCAAGTCATTGAACAGACAACAGCCCATTCATCGCCATCAAGATCCCATATCATGGCCGCATGATAGGGCTGATCTAAAACTTTAAATGCTATTAATGCCTCAAGTTGCGATTCATAAAACATCATCATGGCTTGGTCATCACTTAAAACATTTTTAGATTCTTTGTGAATCTCAAACCGATCTTTCTGCTCTGAATAGAAATTTCTACAGGCTGTGTGAGATAGATCTAAAACATCCTGTATTGAGTATTCAATAATCATTATTTGATCCTTTTCTGCTAGTTGTGCCATTAACGGCGATTTAAACGCTGCCTAGCGTTTATCACTGCCTTGCCAGTGTATAAGTACCGACAAGGCAGACATAAAGGCTGACGGGCTTTAAATCATCATTAAAGCTGTAAATCCCCACACTGTACCCATAAACACAAGGCCAGCTAGTAAGTTTTCGTATTTGATCAGAAAGTTGTTTATCTTTTTAAGCATGATCGATTCCCCTTTTTTTTAAAACAAGCTTAATAATCGCTATATGTGATCTCTTCATGCTTTTAGACGGTTTTTTTAGACAGTTTAAAAGCCAGTTTGTGTCAGACGTTGTTGAAACAACTTTATAATATTCTTTGAATGTCATTGCTGATCCTTTCTTAAGCGTGTGCGGTGTGCAAAATAAATTTGCGTTTGCCTGTTAACTTTTGAGCAATACTAAATGCGGCTTCACGCTGTTTTGTTTCGCCCATGCCGCCCCAATGCTGATCCATTGCAATGCCTGAATCTATGATCGCTGATTCCATTGCTGCTGATTCTTTGCAATAACCATATCCGCCAGCTTTACCATAGCCGCTAGTATAATGTTCATCACCTGATAGCCAAGCTATGCAGTGGATAGTCTGGCCTGTATTGTAAAAACGGAATCT